AGTTCGTCCTACATTAACACCATACCGCAACGCACTAGGAGAACTGACATGGCAAACATCATCACCGAACTGACCGCACGCATCGAAGACTATCGCTCGACCAATAAGAACCCGTGCAAGAACTACGCCACCCAGGCAGCAGCGGAGAAGGCTACCGCTAAGATGGCCCAGGCTGCTGCGACCTACTTCGACAAGCAAGGTCGGGAAGACGCTCCGTCGGCTGACTATGTGGTGTTCTACGTGGAAGCCTGGGGTCGCTGGGTGGGCTGCATTAACCTGTCCGAACTCCTGCGCCGCAGCAACTCGACGGGCGGATACCTCGGCTTCTGCAAGGACTTCTTCACCTACTGACAAGCGGAGCCACTGTGGTCATCACAGGGCTTAGCGCTTGCAAGATATCCAAAACGCCCGCTTGTGCTCCGGCACGGTGGGCGTTATAGTATGCAGCGAGTAACAGCCCACGGCGCAGCAGTGAGCTCCACTATACACGGTGGATGAATCTGCGAGGCCTGGGACTCCCCTTCCGGCGGGGCAGGAGACCACATAATTCACCGGACGCAACAGGCCGCCGTGAGCCTTTCACGGACGCAACACTCACTCGGGTTCCTTGAAGCTGGACGCAAGCGGGACCGCCGTCGTCAAAGCCTGTGACGCCCGGCCCGAGTGATCTACCGTGTGCGTGCCCATGTGGGTGGGCGGGCAAGCGGGTAGGCCCCACACGCCTACGAATATGGTGCGCGGCCTGGGACTGGTGCCTGGGTCGCGTTTCCTCAACTTTGACTTGGAGGCTGTATGGACAGTTCCGAAGGCTACGGGTTCGGCACACCCGCGCACATGCTACACAGAACCACTGACCCGGAAACGTCTAAGGACGCGGCGGAGACTGTGGATAGTGCCAAGAAGCAGATGAAGGTCTTTGAGGCGATTCGTTCCTTCGGTGAAGCAGGGTGCATCAGTGATGACCTGCTCGACTTCTTTGGATTCGAAGACCAGCGGGACGAAGCGATCGCCTACTCCGGAATCACCGGATGCTATGCCCCTCTTGAACGAAAGTTCTACATCGAACGACGGGGTGAGCAACGCCGAGGGCACAGGTTCGGCCGCTTTCAGGAAGTCATGCACGCACTGAGTGACGAAGAACGTGAGCGCCGACAGCAACTCCGCGACGCAAGCCTGAAGCAGGGTATGAGCTCTGACGACATCTGGTTCCTCTTCGAATGGTGGAAGGCGCATGCTGCGCTAGAGAAGGCTCAGGCACTGGAGAAACAGATGCGGGACACTGTGGTCAGCCGTCTGTTCTCGTCTGCAGGCTATGGTCGCTTTCGCATACCAGTTCCACCATTCGATAACGGGTTCGAGTTGATCGCCAACTTGACTCCCAGCGCCACATCCCTTAAAATCGAAAAGATGTCAGAACGACGACTTCGTTCCTTGCAAGAGGAGGCTGTCGTCGCTGATCTTGAACAACCTGTTTTTGACAACGGAAGGTGACACATGAGTGAATTCAGAACAACCGGAGACGGCAGCTTCAGCTTAGGCTCACGCACGTGGCCCGGACTGAGCAAGCTGGTCGAAGAGTGCGGCGAGGTCTTGCAAATCGCAGGCAAGATCATGGGCACTGGTGGAGCGGTGCAGCATTGGGACGGGCAAGGTGATCTGGACCAGCGCATCGCCTTGGAGCTGTGCGACCTGTTCGCAGCGGCCCGCGCCTTCTTTCAGCTGAACGGGTTCGACGGCAACCCCGTCTATATTCAGCGAGAGATTGAGAAGTATCGTCAGTTCCTGAAGTGGCATTCCGAGAACCTGCCAGACAAGGACGACACCATCACCCAAGAGATTCAGGCACTGGATCAGATGCTGGAGCCCGATGAGACTTGGCCCGCACACTTCCCTCAGGCGAACTCTACGCTCGTCGGCACGCCGGAAGACCGTGCATCTGGTAAGGTCATTGACCTGCCTGTCTATCATTATGAGGACGCCGAAGGCAAGCCTCACGTCATCTCCAAGTGGAAACTCAGCGCATCCGAGCTCGCAGAAGTCATGCGGACTGGGCACGTTTGGCTCCATGCTTGGGGCACCACTCACCCGCCCATTGCAGTGTCGGGCGCTGATCCTTTCAAGGAGTAACCCATGCCCGAAATCACCCTGGCTGTAGGCATCAATTCCGATGCCGTGAATCAGTTTCTGGAGTACGTCACCGACGCCGTATCTAGCAAGGAAATTAGCCCGCTCGCGGCTGCGAAGCTGGAGGAGTTGTTGAAGGGCGTTACTGTGGTCACTGCTCCCGCACGCAAGCACTCGCACTATTACAAGGACGTCAGTCACCTGAAGGACATCGACGTCTATCGAGTGCTCAAGCTGTTCAACGTCACTGACCCTTGCGTCCAGCATGCGGTCAAGAAACTGCTCGTCGCCGGTGGGCGCGGTGCAGGTAAGGACATCGAACGCGACCTTCGTGAAGCAGCGGACTCCATCAATCGTGCTCTGCAGATGATCGCCGAAGACGACGTGTCGAGGGCTCACGAATGAACGGTGCGACATACGAAGACGCCTTCAACCTGCTCTGCGGCAAGATGCTCGGTGAGGGTATCCATCGGAAGGTCTTCGAATGTCGCCTGCGCGACGACCTAGTCGTGAAGGTGGAGTCCGAGGAGAATTGGCGTTACTTCGCCAACGTGCTCGAGATGCGGTTCTGGAACGATCACGAGCATTTCAAGAAGGTGGCGGACTGGCTTGCTCCGTGCGAGTACCTGTCACCCGACGGACGTATCTTGCTACAGCGTAAGGCTTCCCCTATACTGGAGCGGTCGGTGCTTCCAGAACAAGTGCCGGCCTTCCTGAGCGACCTGAAGCCTGAGAACTTCGGCATGCTTGACGGTCGGCTGGTGTGCCTGGACTACGCAATGACGATTCCGAACCCCTCAACTCGATTGAAGAAAGTGGATTGGCGATGACACGAATTAACCTTGTTCCACCCGAAGAACTGATGGATCAGCACCTGTTCGCAGAGTTCCGCGAAATCAAGATGGTGCCCAAGTCCCTGCGGCGCAGCCTGAAGGCTGCCGAAGCGCGTGACGTCAAGACGCACGGATACCGCGACGCATACGTCCAGGCCCTTATGGGTCAGGCTATTGTGCTCGGTGCTGTGCCCCAGGCCTACACGCTCAACACCGGACACGTCAGCTTCTTCTACGACAAAGCCATCTATCTGCGAAAGCGCTATGCCCTGCTGAGGGCGGAACTGGAGCGCAGAGGTATCAACTTCAACCGCGATAGCTTGCTCGATCCTGATGGTGTGTTCGACGCCCTGGACGAGCGCTTCCGCAAGGACTACGATCCCACTCCTGAAGCGCTTGCACTGGTGAGGCAGCGCATCGCAGAGAAGATCGCTCTGAAACCGCACTGGTATCGTCACAACGGAAAGCCCATCATATGAGTCAATCCAAACTGCATAGCCTGATCGAGGCTGTCGTCAATACGCTGGTCGGCCTGGTCATTGCTATGCTTGCCACAGCCTTGATCTGCTGGTTCCACGACATTCCGATGCTGTGGGAGAATAACTTCAAGATCACGGCGTGGATGACCGCCCTGTCTGTTGTGAGGAGCTACGTCATTCGTCGATACTTCAACAGGAAGGATTCGCCATGCTCGACTTCATGATCATCGGCTTGCCCCGTTCCGGTACAACGTGGGCGGCCAACCTCTTCACGACGGATGCGGTGCTGTGCCACCACGACCCGCTCTATCACACTCACTATTCCGAATGGGACGAGAAGCTCAAGGCCTCTGTGCCTGTGGGCGTGTCCTGCACCGGCATCTGGCGCTGGACGGACTGGCTGAACAAGCACCCCGCTAGGAAGGTGCTTCTGCACCGTGACAGCGCAGCGATCGCAGACTCCATGCGACAGATCGGATTGCCGGAGCTCGACCTGCTGGACGCCCAGAACAAGCTCGAGTCCGTGATGGGTCTGCATGTGCCTCACACCGATCTATTCGACCCTGAGAAGTGCTGCGACCTGTGGGACTACCTCACGGATGGGCGCGTGCCCTTCAACTGGCAGCGCCACAAGCTGCTCGTCGATATCGAGATGCAGCCCAAGTTCAGCGGCCTCACTGTAGGCAAGCACGTCACCCGCCGCCTTATGATTGAACTGGCATCCGCAGGGGACGAGGAATGAAGATCTGCATCCTGTGTGGAGGGGTAGGGCACGATCAGTCTGAATGTCCATGGGTAGAGGCCCAGCAGGAGCGCAGCGTCGCGCCGTTGTTCGCCATCAGTGCGGTAGTGGCGCTGACCTGCATTGCGTCGGCTGTGGGCCTGGCTGTGTGGTTACATGGGGTGAATCTGTCCTGTGTGCAGGCGCTGTGGCTCGTGCTGGAGGTCTTCCTGGCAGTATCGGGCAGCACAGCAGCCTCCACAGCCCTCTACAAGGCGAAGTTCTGGCGTCGTTGGCTTGCGCTGTGGCGCTATCGCAAGATCGACCCTGACTTGTGCTGCTGCGGCTCGCAGATGGGGCAGGGTGGAAGCATCTGCCATCATGGCGGGTGCCGTAGCGCGAAGGAGTACGCGATAACTCGTGAGCTCGGCGGGAAATAGGAATTGTGACAGGGCCGATCGATCGCGTACCATACCGCTTTCACAACCGCAAGAGGAAACCTTGATGGATCTCTATCAACAATACATTCACATCTCGCGCTATTCACGTTGGCGCGATGACTTGGGGCGGCGCGAGACTTGGGAGGAAACGGTCCAGCGCTATATCGACTTCTTCGACAAGCGCACGAAGCACCAGTTCAGCGAGGCGCTCCAGGGCAAGGTGAAGAACGCGATCCTCGAGCTCAAGGTCATGCCCTCTATGCGTGCCCTGATGACTGCTGGTGAGGCTCTGGAGCGTGAGAACCTCGCGGGGTTCAACTGTTCCTATCTGGCGATCAACACGAAGCGTTCGTTCGCCGAGGCCCTCTATATCCTCATGTGCGGCACTGGTGTCGGGTTCAGCTGCGAGCGCCAGGAAGTCACCAAGCTGCCCGCGGTGCCTGACGAACTGCTCAACACAGACGACACTATCGTCGTGGCGGACTCGAAAGAGGGCTGGGCTAAGGCCTACCATGCGCTCCTCGGGCATCTGTGGAACGGTGACATTCCGAAGGTCGATTACAGCAAGGTCCGGCCTGCTGGTGCCCGCCTCAAGATCTTCGGCGGTCGTGCATCCGGCCCGGATCCGCTCAAGCGTCTGTTCAAATTCACTGTGGATACATTCCAGCGCGCGAAGGGGCGCAAGCTGAACAGCATCGAGGTTCATGACCTGCTGTGCATGATCGGTGAGATCGTCGTGGTGGGCGGTGTGCGCCGCAGTGCGCTCATCAGCCTGTCGAACCTGTCGGATCAGCGCATGCGTGACGCAAAGGCTGGCCAGTGGTGGAACGACAACCCGCAACGTGGTCTGGCGAACAACTCCGTGGCCTACACCGAGAAGCCGAGCGCCGAGATCTTCATGGAGGAGTGGCTGTCGCTCGTGAAGTCCAAGTCCGGTGAGCGCGGTATCTTCAACCGTCGTGCCGCTGCTGCACAGGCTTCGCGCTGGGGTCGTCGTTCCAAGGAACTGTCCTACGGCTGCAACCCGTGCTCCGAGATCATCCTGCGCGACAAGCAACTCTGCAACCTGTCCGAAGTCGTGATCCGTGAAGACGACACGATGGTCACGTTGATGGAGAAGGTCGAGATCGCCACCATCCTGGGCACCCTGCAAGCCACCCTCACCGACTTCAAGTTCGTGTCGGAAGCCTGGGCGCGCAACACTGCCGAAGAAGCTCTGCTGGGCGTCAGCCTGACGGGCATCATGGACAACGCGCTGACCTCCGGTCTGCTGGGCGCCGACAAGCTCACGCACACCCTGAACAGCATGCGTGACCACGCACGTCTCGTGAATGCCGAGTGGGCGGAAGCTCTGGGCATCAAGCCTTCTGCGGCCATCACTTGCGTCAAGCCGTCGGGCACCGTGAGCCAGCTCTGCAACACCGCCAGCGGTATCCACGCACGCCACAATCGAAACTATATCCGCACGGTGCGCGTCGATAAGAAGGATCCGCTCTACCAGTTCATGAAGGATAAGGGCTTCGTCACCGAAGACGATGTCATGCGTCCGGACAGCACTGCCGTCGTGAGCTTCGCCATGTCGGCGCCCGATGGTGCTGTGACCCGTGATCAAGTGACTGCGATGCAGGCGCTCGAACTGTGGTTACTGTATCAACGTGAGTGGTGCGAACACAAGCCTTCCGTCACTGTTACCGTGCGTGACGAGGAATGGCTGTCGGTGGGCGCCTGGGTCTATGAACACTTCGACGAGGTGTCGGGCATCAGCTTCCTTCCGCACACCGATCACACGTACCAGCAAGCGCCCTATCAGGACATGACGCCTGAAGAGTTCGCTCAGTGGCAGAAGGAGCACCCTGTTCCGGAAGTCGATTGGCGTGAGCTGGCGACCTACGAGAAGACCGACAACACCGTGGCGATGCAGACCTTGGCCTGCACGTCCGGAGCGTGCGAGCTTCCGTGATAACTTGCAGGGCTCATCTTGTATGAACGGGTGAGCCCTGTTTTACTGTACGCCTGTTCAATAACGAGGAAAACTAGATGTCGATAAACATCAGACAGAAGGGGCAAAGCGGGGAGCGTGAGGTCTGCGACTGGCTCAACGGCATTGCCTACCGTGCGCTCAAGGACGAGGGCTTGCCCTATCCCACCAAGCCGATCTTCCAGCGCAACCAGAACCAGTCCGCAGTCGGCGGCAGCGACATCACGAACCCCGTGCTCATGTGTCTGGAAGTCAAGCGCCAGGAGCAACTGGATCTGAACGCATGGTGGAAGCAGTGCGTGACCGCTGCACAGCAGTTCGGCGGACGCCCGATCGTCGTGTTCCGTCAGAACGGCAAGCGCAAGTGGCGCATCCTGATCGAGGCGAACGTGGCCTACCAGTGTGGTCAGGCTCACTCCCCCATGCGCTGTGAAATCAGCCACGAGGACTTCGAGACCTTCGCCTATAACTGGATGCGTCGCATGCTCCAGACGGGCACCTGGAAACCTGTGGAGGCATGATGAATCGAGCACAGCTTCTGCAGGCGATGCAGGAAGAAGTCCTGAAGAATACCGTGTATCAGCGACGCTACGATGCAGCGCTGAACATGTACCAGGCCGCCTGTCTCGATAACCACGGGCAGGAAGCCGACCTCAACCGGCAGAACCTCCATGCACTGCTGGATCTGATGCTCGACAGCCTGGCGTCGGTGCAGATGCTCCAGCGCCAGCTCATGCTTCTCCGAGATTAAGTGAAATCGTGCAGAACGGGCTTGCACATCCCGCAACGCCCGTTTATACTGCAATCACTTTCCACCATGTACTCAATTCTTAGGAGAACACCATGAGCAAGACTTGGAGCCCCCTGCAGACCGCCATCTTCAACCTGATTGAAGACCCGAACGGTGGCAATGCTATCATCGAAGCTGTTGCAGGTTCCGGCAAGACGACGACCATTGTTGAGGGCGTCAAGCGTGCGCAGGGCACGACCATCTTCCTGGCGTTCAACAAGAGCATCGCTGAGGAACTGAAGTCCCGTGGCGTCAATGCTCGCACGTTCCATTCCCTGACTTACGGCCCAGTCACCCAGCATAAGGGCGTCCGCACTGTCGAGACTGACAAGCTGCGCCGTCTGTGCGACGCTAAGCTCAAGGGCGAGGAGGCGCAGATCTACGGTGCCTTCATCACCAAGCTGGTTGGCCTGGGGCGTCAGGCTGGTATTGGTTGCCTGATCCCTGACGTCACTCAGAGCTGGCTGGACCTGTGCATCCACCACGACCTCGAACCTGAAAACGATAACGCGGATCTCGGGCGTGCCCTGGAGCTGGCCTCCGAACTGCTGGGATGGTCGAACGCTGCGCCGATGGTCGATTTCGACGACCTACTCTACCTTGCAGTCAAGGACGGGATCAGCCTGCCCAAGTTTGATTTCATCTTCGTGGATGAGGCGCAGGACACGAACGCCATTCAGCGCGCACTGCTGCGCAAGATCATGAAGAAGACGTCGCGCGTCGTTGCGGTGGGCGACCCTGCCCAGGCCATCTACGGGTTCCGCGGTGCAGACAGCGAATCGATGAACCTGATTGCAGAGGAGTTCGACTGCAAGCGCCTTCCGCTGAGCATCAGCTACCGCTGCGCGACCAGTGTGGTCAAGTACGCTCAGCAATGGGTGTCCCACATCCAAGCGGCTGAAGGTGCTGCCGAAGGTCTGGTGGAGGAGCTCGGAAGCAAGTGGGATCACAAGATGTTCCAAGCGAACGACCTTGTCGTCAGTCGTAAGACTGCACCGCTGATCACGATGGCCTACAGCTTCCTTCGCGCTCGCGTACCTGTCACCGTGATGGGCCGTGAGATTGGGCAGGGGCTGAAGGGTCTTATCAACAAGATGAACGCGAAGGGCGTTGATCACCTGCTCACCAAGCTGGACGCCTACCGTGACCGTGAGGTCGAGAAGGCCCTCGCTAAGAAGGACGACGCCAAGGTTGAGGCTACCGAAGACCGCATCGGTGCCATCACCTGCCTGATCGACAGCATGCCCGAAACCGAGCGCACGATCCCCGCACTGCTCAACACTATCGACAGCCTGTTCGCTGACAAGAAGAACGCTGTGGTGTTGGCTACCATCCACAAGAGCAAGGGCCTGGAGGCTGACCGTGTGTTCTGGCTCGGCCGCAACGAATGCCCCGCCAAGTGGGCTCGCCAGGATTGGCAGAAGCAGCAAGAAATCAATCTGTGCTATGTCGCAGCAACCCGCGCCAAGCAGGCGCTCTACACTATTGAGGCAAGACAATGATTCCACGATTCCCCATGACACCGGAGACCGCCAAGGCGATAATCGCCGAATACGAGGAACGTCGCAAGCGCAGGGAGCAGCGCAAGCTGGCCAAAGCGCTTGCGCGCGAACTTGAGGCTGCTGTGCGCGGCGAGCAGGGGCCGAAGCAGCCGCGCGCGTACTGGCGGTGGCCCATGGGTATTGGCGCGCATGCGATCGCGCTGTGTGTGCTGGCTGCTGCCGCTGCGCTGGGGTATTGGCTCACCCACTAAGCTGATCAAGTTGCAATCACTGGCTCGGGGTTGTTATACTCGGGCCAGTTTTCGTGAGGGTCTGACAATGGAAGACGATCTTGATGCGGCTCGCGGTGTAGTGAATGGCGTCTTGCTGAGCATTCCACTCTGGGCGGTGATTATCCTCGCGATCAACCTCATCAGGAGCTGGATATGAAACTTGCCTGGGGCAAAAAGGTCGATCAGGCCTTCCGTGACAAAGTGTTTGCCATCTGCGATGGCTTCAAGTGGAACCGCGAGACGCACGCCAGCTGGCTCATGTCCTGCATGGCATTCGAGTCCGGCGAGACGTTCAGCCCCAGCATTCGCAATGCAGCGGGCAGCGGTGCCACCGGGCTGATCCAGTTCATGCCCAGCACTGCACAAGGTCTGGGCACCACTACCGCGCAGCTGGCAGAGATGACCGCGCTGGATCAGCTGGATTACGTCCAGAAGTATTTCCGACCGTATGCTTCGCGCATCGGAACCCTCAGCGACATGTATATGGCCATCCTCATGCCCAAGTTCGTGGGGCAGCCTGAGGACTCCGTCATGTTCCTGGATCCGAAGATCAGCTACCGTCAGAACGCTGGTCTGGACGCGAACCGCGACGGGAAGATTACGAAGGCTGAAGCAGCGAGCAAGGTCCGCGCCAAGTTCGATAAAGGCATGCTGGATCGGTTCGCGCTTGAGCTGTAGTTTGATCCCTGTAGCTTGATGCGTTTCGCATGTGGTACTATCCGCGAAACAGGGCATGGGCCTCTGTCGAAATCAATCGAATAGGGGTCCAAATATGTTGCC